AGCAGGGGGGCTTATTATTACCCCCCCTGCTCGGGGCGGGACATTCTGTGATGGGCTGGGCTTTATGCGGCCAAATAAGCCCATAAAGCCAGATCTGGGCCCATTTAAGGGCCCGTGGTTTGAAAATGTCGCGTTCCCGCCTAAATTGTTTGCTTGCCCTGCAAGGAAACGAAAACTCTATAAATAGGGTTGTTCTCTGCTTGTTTAATACATCAGGCGCAAATCTTTTGCAACGATGGATTGGATGGAATCACAATTCAAGACATGTACGCATGGCTGCGACTGGAAGGCGATAGCTCCAGAAGCACAAGATAATATACAGGTAATTACATGTTCCGATTCAGGTTACGGAAGAAAGAACCCTCGTAAGGTTCTTCTGAGGAGTATTCAGATAGGGTTCAATGGAAGCTTCAGAGGAAGTAATAGAAATGTTCGAGGCTTCATATACGTGTCTGTAAGACAGGATGATGGCCAAATGAGACCAATTATGGTCGTTCCATTCGGAGGGTATGGATATCATAACGACTACTATTATTTTGAAGGACAATCCAGTACGAATTGTGAGATAGTGTCGGACTATATTCCGGCCGGTCAAGACTGGAGCAGAGATATGGAGATAAGTATAAGTAACAGCAACAATTGTAATCAAGAGTGCGATATCAAGTGTTATGTAGTATGTAATTTAAGAATTAAGGAATAAWATTGTTGCCGAAGGTCTGTTATTTGAATGTTGAGATAAGGAAAGGGGCGGCGAAGCATGTGTGTATAATAACATATAACACACTATTATATATTTTGTAAAGAATAAAATTATGACCTGTCAGATTAAGTTTAGAATGAACTGAGGCCGAAGGCCTCACCGAGGCCGAAGGCCGTCAGGATGGTTTTACAAAATAATTATAAGCACCTGTACTAAGTACGAAGAGCGGTATAATATCTGAAAGGAAAAAATAATAATATAATAAAAATATTATGATGTCCCAAAATAGCAGAATGCTAAAGGAACAAAAGGATGCTCTAAGTACAGGGTTGCGTGCTCTGGACGCCACTTTAGTGGTGGGCCAGATGTCCCGAGTTAGTGCGCCACGTC